AATTATTCCAGAAGATGGCTATGTTGAGTTAGAGTATGGACTTAAAATTCCAGATCAATATAAAACAAACTTTACATTTGCAGAAAAACTATCATCTAGTACACTTCTTCCAGAAGATTCAATTAATGGATACGCATATCTTGTAGTTGAAAATGAAAACGAACGTGGTTTGTTTTATATTTGGGATGAAGAAAATGCAGAATATAATACATTTATTCCAGAGTATGGCTGGATACTTGGATCTGGCGTATTAAATAGTTCAACAAGTTTTGTCACTGATCTAACAAACCCAGAGTTATTCACAAATAATGAAAACAACCTAACAACATATAGAGAGTTTGCCTATGTTCGTGGTATTAGAGTTGTTGTAGAAACAATGAATAAGTTTGACTCTACTTTTGATTTAATTGAAATGTCTCCTAGACTTGTTGTAGATATTTCAAATAAAGTAATTGATTTTAATATAAAGAAAGTTTTATCAGACATAGGCACAACATCTTTGCCAGTAGGACAACTGCTTGCCTCAACTGGCTCTTTGTCTTTATTCGATGATGATCAAGCATTTAACGAAAATAACTCTGCTAGTATTGTTTCTAGTTATATTAGAAAAAATATCAAGTTTCTTTTTTATGAGTCAATTTTTAATGTTCAGGGAGATGAATATTCAGTTCCTATTAAAACATTATATTCAGAAGGATTTCCCCAGGCAAATATTACTGCGGCAACTCTTTCTTTAGAGTTAAGAGATTTTTATTTTTTCTTAGAATCAATGCCTGCCCCAAGACTTTTAACCACTCAAACATCTTTAAGTTATGCAGTTTCACTTTTACTTGATTCTATTGGATTTAGCAACTATATATTTAAAAAAGTTGACGGAGAAAATGATCCAATTATCCCGTACTTTTTTATTGCTCCAGACCAAAACGTTGCAGAAGTTTTAAATCAACTAGCGGTATCAACACAAACCGCAATGTTCTTTGATGAGTATAATAATTTTGTTGTAATGAGCAAAGACTACCTAATGCCAACCTTAGCACAAAGAGAAACAGACTTTATTGTTTCTGGGTCAAACAACCAAACAGACTCTGGAGTAATAGAAAATTCTACATCTGGCAAACTTCCAAACATCTTGTCTATTGCATCACAAGATAAAAAAGTTTATAATGATGGAAAAATTAATTATACAACAAGATATATTCAAAGATCTTATGGATCAATCCAGCAGTCAAGCATGATTGATAAAGAAAAAACATGGATATACAAGCCATCACTTTTGTGGGAGGTTGCTGGAACGGATTCAACAAAAACTATAAACGAGTTAGCATCTAAACAGGGCAGTTATGTACTTGGGGCTATGCCATTAAATTCAGATATTCTTGGTGTGCCTCCCACTGTTTCAGGAAACCTTGTAATAAACAACATAATTGATCTTGGAGAAAACGTATATTGGCTAACAAGATATAACGGATACTTGTATTCTAACGGTGAAATTATTAAATACGATGCTGCAGAGTTTAGCATAACAGGTGTTGGAAATGTATGGATTAGCAGCAATCAAGAGTATCAAAAATATTTTTCATCTATTCCATTTAATGGAAAAATATATCCAACGGGATTGGTAAGAATATACTCAACCCCATACTACGAAACAGTTAATGGAATAAGCAGACTTCAGAATGGAGCCGTTGTAGATCATGGCCGTGGTCAGTTTGGAACACAAATAACTGATCACTATGCTGGAGTAAATGCCTATTGGACTAATAACAATAATGTGCGTGGTGTTGATATGAAGACCGAATACCTATTTACAACTACTTTAGATGAAAATGTAACTTTACCAACAACAACAACTGGCGCAGCAGGAGTCAGCAATACGATTGCAGGACAGTCAACAAGAAATAGCATAATTAAAAACTTTATGGCAACAAGCAATCTAACAGATACAGATATCAATAGTTTGCCAGCAACACAAACTGGAACAATTCAGTCATCTGCTTTGGTCTTTAATGGACCATCATTTAAAACTACAGAAACACCACTAAACTTTGTTTCATATGTTTATAAAAACCTAGATAATGCATATAAGCATTTTGGAACAAGGATGCGTATTGTAGGTAAAATTCAAAATAATATTGCATCAACGCAAACAGCACTTGGCAGTATTCCTTATTATCAGGTTAGCGGAAGCCAACCAGATCAGAACGTTAACATTGGCGGAGGCTCTGGAGGTCTTGCAGTTTTATTGAATCCAGAAACAAACAATGGATATTATTTTGAAATAATTGCCTTAAGTGAAGATAACATTACTCCTTATTTAAAATTAAATAAAGATAACCAAGCAGAGGTATCAATTAATAATGTTGTGTTTTATAAAATTAAAAAAGACTCCAGCAATACCAATGCAATTCCAGTTAAACTTTGGGGCGGTTTAGCAAAAATACTTGTAGACGATGGTAAGTTTTCTGGACAACAAAGAATGGCTGCTGAAGAAAACTCAACGGTTTATGACCTATCAGTAGAGTATCAAGACATTGGAAAAACAAGAAGATTTTATCTATATATAAATAATCAACTTATTAAGGTAGTAGATGACAATGATCCTCTTCCAGTCTATAGCAATATGGCTTTATTTGTTCGTGGATCGTCTAAGTGTATGTTTGAAAACATTTATGCTCTATCACAAAACTATAGCCAAAACACATCTTTTATTGTAGGAGACACATTGTCAAAACAGTTTGGTGACTCCCAGGTTGATGTCAACGAGTCTTTTAGAAAATATGCCATGAGTGGGGTTGTACAATCAACATATCTATCTGGCATAAGTTCCCAGCAGCCACCAAACTACAATATGTATTTTGAAGAGTTTGGATCTATTATGCGTGAATGTGCATACTTTGATATTAAATATGATCGTGCTTACCCAGCACTTTATGCACAACTATCTCCAACCTTTAGCAAAACAAAGGGATACACGACCTCTGGGTTTTACGCAAACTCATATGGTGCTGAGTTCTTAATCTTTAACTCAACAGACAAAGCCTTAAACCTAGATGAGACAACTGGAAACTTTTTAAGAATTCAAGGTATTACTTTTACCCAAGATACAACTCATGAATTAACTGTAGACGAGTTCTTTAAAAAACGCGGTAACTTGTCCGACCCAGAGTTAGTAGGCAGCACCCTGACCTATTCACCATTAGTTGAAAAATCAAGGTATGATGAAATTAGATTAAGTAGATTAACTTATGGGAAAAATGAATTTAGTATCGATAGTACATACATACAAACACAGGATGATGCAGAAGCCATGTTGGGTTGGATTATAAATAAAGTAATGATTCCAAAAAAATCTATCGGCATTAATTTATTTAGCATACCAACTTTGCAACTTGGAGATATAGTCACAGTAGACTATAAGGATTCATCAGGACTTAATCTAATCACTTCCGATCTTTCAAGGTTTGTTATTTATAATATAGAATACGCTAGGTCTATTTCTGGACCAAGCATGACAGTTTACTTAAGTGAGGTATAAAAATGGTATCAGCAACTCCACAAACACCATCGTCAACATCTGTTTCAAATAGTGCACCTCCAAATCCAGTAAAAACAGCCCCAATAGATACAGTGTTGTTTAATGATGACTCTATGTCTATTGAAATTATGGCTGATTTAATTTTTGAAGATATTGGTGGGCACGAACTAATAAACATTGCTAGAAACGACATTATTAATGGACAGCAAATATCTTATACTCCGATCAAGAACCTTGGTTTAATTCAACAAAAATATAACCCAACTAATATTCTTGGATTACAGGCTACCTCTGAAAAGTATTTTGCTAATTTTCCCATAAAGTTTGAAGAAAAAGTCCCAACTGAGGGCAATGGGCCTAACGGTTCAAATGTTTATTTTGACGATGCAACTGGAGATCTAATCATTGAGGGAGTTAATTTAAACAAAGATGAACTTTTTGAGGTTGAAGTCTCGTTAAATGGTACAATATATGAAGCAGACTTTGGAGCAACTACGTCATGATAACTACTAAAGGTAAGAGCATTATTGGAAAATATATGCTTGGTCAGGCACCAGCCTATGCCTCATACTTAGCCGTTGGCTGTGGCCCTATCCCGCTTCAAACAGAAGATGTTGCCGATAACTTTGCAACAAAAGAAAACCTTGACTTTGAGATGTTTAGAGTTCCAATTTCTTCAAGAGGCTTCGTAAACGAAAACGGTATTGATAAGATTGTACTTACCGCAGAACTACCAACAGAAGAAAGATATGAAATAACAGAGGTAGGCTTATACTCTGCAGGATCTAATCCATCTGCTGGAGCACAAGATAGTAAGACAGTCTTTGCATTTACCCAGGGAGAAAACTGGGAATACCATACGGCCAGTTCTTCAATAGCAATTCCACCAATTTCTGTACCACTAGATCCAGATGAAGACGATATAATAAATGCACCAGGAACAGAAAATGGTGTATTCCAAACCAATGCAGATAACTCTATTTTCTATAATACAGACCGTGTTGCAAGGTATGAGAGACCAAGATTTTTAAACAATACAATTTTAATGCAAGGTGATGACTCAGATTTATCAGATGCCGATGGCTCTGGAGCAGAGGAGCATATTGCTATTGATTCTGGAAACCACATACACCTTACTTCTCCAAATGTTGACTTCTCACAAAACTCTCCTTTAGATGAGTTAAGGTTTGCATTTTCTTTAGTAAACAGAGATGGTACATCAGCAGCAAATCCAGATACAGTAAGAATCCTAATTGATTTTGCAGGAACAGACAGCAATAGTCCATCAACATATGCTAGGTTTGAAGTTAATATTTATGATGGCGAAGATGGCTATGACTTTGCAACAAACAGATACTTTGTTGTTTCAAAGCAGTTACAAGAATTATACAAGAGTCAAAACTTTACTTGGAATGCAGTCACTGTAGTAAAAATATATGTCTCTATTTTTGATAGTTTAAGTGGTCCTTCTTTCCCAACATCAGATTATTACATTGCTTTAGATGCGTTAAGACTTGAAAATATAGCAACCGTTAATCCGCTATATGGTTTAACAGGATATTCTGTCATTAAAAATGATAATGCTACAACAATCATTAAATCTCCTAATACAAACAACTATGTTGAATTTAGATTTTCTATTGGGGTGACCTAATGGTTGATGCAAACATAAAGAAATTCCGTATTTTAAAATCATCCCTTCCGCCAATTGATCACGATACTTTAAAATATAATTTAAGATATAGAATTGTTTCTGATGATAGAAACAGAACTTCTCATTGGTCTCCAATATATAACATTTCTGGAGAGTCAATAACGTCAGTCAGTGGAGCAGTATCTAAGGCAGGAAACATTGTTACAGCCGTATGGGGAGACGCAAACCTTCATCCAGAGTATGATGTTTTTGTTAAATTTGATTCAGGAGACTTTTTTTATCACGGTACATCAAAAGTACACGCATACTCATTTTTAAAAACTGGGACTACAACAGTTAGAGTAAAAGTTCAAATTGTTTCATCAAAAAAAGAAATCAAGGCAGCACTAAATATCTTTGACTCTGGTTCAGTGTCTTTGGTATAATTAAATAGGAGGAATAACATGGCAAAAATACCATTACCCGAAAGAGGGCAACCGCTTGATGTAACATACATCTATCAGGTAGTCGATGCTTTAAACAGTCTATCAACACAGGTTTCTGATGCAACCTATAATTATACTGACATTGATGTAGTTGGAGCAGAAAAGCAAAGTTTAAAAACTTCTAACACAAAGTTTATTGGAAGGTTTAAATCAATTGCAAACAACGAAACTGTAACTGCTGGACAAGAAAAATCTTACTCTATTGATTATTCTAATTTTAAGTATCCGCCAATTATAACTTTGTCAGTTGTAAACACTAGCGGAACAACTGCTGGATCTAATACTACAGTGGTTTTAACATCCGTAACAACTACACAGGCTGGATTTACAGTAAGGTATGGGGTTTCTGGAACTGCAACCATTGGCGTAAATCTTATTGCTATTGGTGTTCCAAATTAGTATGGCTTGTGAAAGATGTGCAGGAAAA